TAGCAATGATTGGGAAAGATTAGCGAAGCTTTTGGAAGGGAAGAGTGAACACATGGTTGCTGGAGATTTTGCTGGATTTGATTCAACACAAATTTTCCAGCTTCTTCGTGCTGCTTGTGACGTTATAATTGGGCTTTTTAAGGAAATTTTTGCCGATTATACTGAAGAAGATGTTCTTGTTTTACATGTTTTATTGGAATCATTGTGTTCTTCTGTACATATATATGAAGGAAATGTGTATCAAACTCTTAAAAATCTACCTTCAGGGCATTATTTAACTGCTTTTATAAATTCTATTTTTGTTTTTATATTATTTTGTTGTGCGTGGCAATTAAGCTTTGGTATCTCTCTAACCTCAGCTTTTAAATTTTTTGAAGAATGCGGAATTATTGCATATGGCGATGATCATGTTGTTTCTATACCACGTAAGTATTTATTTAAGTTTAACCAATTTACTTTAATAGATTTGTTTTCAAAATTAAACATGAAATATACATTAGAAGATAAGGATGCAATAGTTGAATTACCTTCAAGAAAATTAACTGAAATAACATTTTTGAAGAGAAAATTTTTATTTGATCTTCGTGTACATAGATATATAGCTCCTTTAGCAATGGAAACTATTTTAGAATCACCAATGTGGATTAAAAATAGTGTAGATGCAACTGAACAAACAGTTGTTGAATTGGAAAATAGTTTACGAGAACTTAGTCTTTATCCAGAAGAAATTTGGAATATGTACATAGAAAGGTTTAAAAAATGTTTTAAAATTTTAGAGAGAACATCCGCATATTTACATAGAGCTATAGCTTTTGAAAATGTGCAACAGGTTTGGGAAAGATCTGTATTCGATCAGGCAAATTGTCCTGTCATAAATGAACGAATAGTTGCTACCCAAATAACGAGCGGTCGTTTTTACGATTACCTTCCAGGATCGCTCGAGGCAGCCCCTCAATATCCAGGGAAACAGGACTCGCTTGAAAAGTTTAAGTGGACTTTAAAGTTAAATAACTCACTTGCAAACACAAATAATACACAAAATGCTCAGTCAGAGCAAAAACTGACATCTATGGCAGACCCAGTCTCGACGTTAGCTTCTGAAGTTAACGAGTCTGCTGAGATTAGACAAGAGATTACCGCATTTGCAGATGATAAGGCAGTAGTAAACCAAGAGATCCCTATGGAATCTAATATGCCACCTCGTTTAAGAAATGATTTTCATGATGATCGAAATCATTCTGTTATCAGTTTTCTAAAGCGACCACGAATTGTACAAACAGTTTTGTGGCAATCACAGTCTGCAAATCAAAATCTGGTTTCTTTTAATGTACCTACTGGAATTTTAAGTGAAATGCATCGTAATAAGCTCGATGGGTTTACCTCATTTAGAGCCGATGCTATTATTAGAGTACAAGTTAATGCACAGCCTTTCCAAGCTGGTCGTTTGATCGCACAAATTATACCGATCCCAACTTTGATGGGACAAGATCGTGTTGATGAGTGTGTACGAGCACTAGATCGGAAAGTAGTTATGCATAACGTACAGTTGGACATTTCAAAGCAATCAGAAGTGACGATACGCATTCCATACGTTTCACCATTCTTTGCATTTGATTTAATATCAGGCAAATATGAATGGGCACGTTTTGTATTGAGTGTGTATTCACCATTAAATCAGGTTTCACAAGTCGCACTACAAGTTAATGTTTGGGCTTATTTTGAAAATATCGAATTAGGATACCCAACTTTGTCACCTCTTTATACACCAATAACTGATCAAATTAAATTGAATTCCCTTCAGGATATTACAAAGTCTGTGGAAGGTCATGGTTTTATTACTCAGGCAGCTGGTGTTTTAGATCAAGTAGTTCAGTCCGGAGCTGATTTGGTTAACGGGTTTGTTCCTTCATTGGGACCTGTCGTTAAACCAATAGCTAAAATCACAGATGCAGCGTTTGATATCTACAAATTTGCTGCAGATCAGTTGTCATTTATACCAGGATTGTCGAAACCAGAACCAGCCTTCCATGGTAAAACAGTATTAGTAAGACCAACTCAAAATTTTGGAAATGCTGATGGTGTTGACCATGGATATAAACTCGCCATGCATAACATTAATCGACTTGATTTTATCAGAAATTGGGCCGGTAGTGATATGGATGAGCTTTCATTTGACTATTTGAAAAGAATGCCAAATTATATTTCAGCTTTTAACTACACAAATAATACTACATTTGGGACAGTTTTGTGGAGAACAAACGTTTCTCCAACCTATAGATCCGAGAGTGTAGGAGTGCAGGTAGGGAGACAAGGAGATAATGGTACAGCAACCATTCCTACGCCAACCCATCTACAATATATTTGCGGACCTTTCCAACAATGGAGAGGTTCTTTAATTTACACATTTAAATTTGTTAAAACAGATTATCACAGTGGGAGAGTTGAAATATGTTTTGTTCCTTTTTCCGGAGCTTCGGAATCTATAGCGCAAACAACTCGCTATGATTATGTATATAAAATAGTAGTAGATTTACGAGAACAAACGGAAGTTTCATTTGCAGTAGATTACACTTCAGTGACACCATATAAATTTGTTAATCACTCAGTAGATCCAATAACATTTTCTGGAACTTGGGAACAAACTAAAGCTTGGTCAACAGGACAAATAATAGTAAGGGCCATTACACCTTTACAGTTAGGTTCAAATATTGTATCAAGTTCTATTCAATGTTTAGTCGAAGTGAAAGCGGGAGATGACTTTGAGGTCACAATACCAGTTAAACAATCATTTTTACCGATAAAGAACGCACGAACGACATTACCGACTCAAGCAGTTGATCAAATTTACGCTACAGCAGGATCAAGAGATTTGCGTAGTGAATATGTTGAAAATAAGGTTAAAATTCCATCTATTACTGGTATTGAGACAAACATACCAAGCATAACAGCTGAAAAGGCCCTAGCTTGTGTTGGTGAATCATTTGGAAATTTTCGAACCTATTTGAAAAGATTTGCGTGGTTTAGTGCCAAGAGTGGGAGATATTATGCAGCTTATAATGATTTTAATCCGCCAACTTTAAATACTGGAGTGGAAAATGATGGTACTAATGAATATGCTTGGTTAGCAACACGCTCAGATGATGTTCAAGATTTAGGTTTTGATCCAGTTTGTTATATCGCAAACATGTATGCTTTCTTTAGAGGAGGAGTGCGCTATAAGATGTGGACAAATAATAATAGTGGATATTTAACTAAGGCTTCGTTAGTGGGAACTTACCCTCGTGTTCAAAATGTACCTCAAGTCATGTCAGCCAACGCGTATGAACTCAATGAAAAGAAAATATATGAATTTTCAATGCCGTTTAATAGTCCAACAGCATTAGCACCAGTTAATTATGTAGAAGACGCACAAACAGAGGACACTGTTTCTTCACCCACAGTGATGATGATAACAAATGTGAATCCTGGTGATACGACGAATTATGACATCTTTATAGCGAGGGCTGCTGGTGATGATTTCGATTTAGGATACTTTATTGGACCACCTCTTGCTTTTAATTTGGATGCCATTCCAGTAAGAACGGACGGATCAGACATTGATGATTTTGGGACTTCCTTAAATGGAAGAGGATTACGATTGAGATATATTGGATTTGATCCAACAAATAACTTAATCGATGAGTTGGAGAGTTTAAATACGTAGACACCTGATTTAGAGACCCAGGTATTGTATATTATTTAATCACATATTTAATCATTTTATTTTATTTTAATTTTATGCTTATTATTTCATTTATCGCAGACCAGCAATATTGAAATGGG